TGCCATTCCGGCAGAAAGAACGTCGCCATGACTCCTACGCCCCAAGAGTATCGCCAGGCTGTTGCGCTTGCGATTCTGAATTCGTTCTCGGACGACGCCCCTCCGCAAGATCAGTTGGAGACGTTGATGGGGTCAAAGCAGCCCCGATATGAAGACAGCCCGCTCAAGTACGTCGGCTGGCATCACGAGGCGATGGGGCGTTACTGCTTCGCGATGGCTGAGAAGTTCGTCAAGGGGTATGAGGACCAGCGCAAGGCGTGGGGTAAGGACTGATGGACCGCATCACCACCCTGACCCACAGCAGGTATCTGCTGACCAAGACGTGGAAGGCTGACGGCACCGTTGAAGCATACGATGACGGGCGGCATTTCACGGCGCGCGTGCACGAGGTGCGCGACCTGGGCGAACTGTCTGCGCTGTTGGCACGCATCGAGAGCAAGCCCCGGACCTGCATCATCCGCGGTGCCTACGTCGGCGACGAGCTCGCCCGGCAGCGCGACCCTGAGCTGTTCAGGCCCGGCCAAGTGCGCAAGGGCTACGACTACTACGACGACCAGCCCCTGCACACGGTCATGCTGGACGTGGACGGCTACGACTGCATGACGGCCGATCCGTTCGCCGAGCCCGAGCTGGCGGTGGCCGAGTTCGTGGCCACGCAGCTGCCCGACGAGTGGTGTGGCGCCGGCTACCACTGGCAGCTCAGCAGCACGCACGGCCACCCCACCAAGCGCGAGCAGGGGCTGAAGGTGCACCTGTGGTTTTGGCTGGCCACGCCCCTGACCAGCGCGCAGCTCAAGGCCTACGCGCTGATGGTGGGCCTGAAGGCCGACACGGCGCTGTTCCAGCCCGTGCAGCCCCATTACACCGCCGCGCCCGTCATCGAGGACGGCGACGACCCGTTCCCCGTGCGGTCGGGCCTGGTGCACGGCGTGCTGGGCGACGAGGTGGAGCTGGACGTGGACCCGGCGGCGCTGGCCGCAGTGAGCCGGCAGGGCGGCACCGGGCAGCGTCTGCGCGACGTTGCCAGTGCTGACCCTGTGGTGGCCGTGCTGGCCGACCGCGGGCTGATCAAGAGCGAGACGCGCGACGGCTACAACATCGAATGCCCGTTCAGCGACGAGCACAGCGGCGAGTCGGGCGAGTCGTCCACCCAGTACCGCCTGCCGCACACCAACGGCCACGCGCTGGGGCAGTTCATCTGCCTGCACGCCCACTGCAAGGGGCGCACACGGGGCATGTTCCTGGCCCGGTTGGGCATCGACGAGGTGGCCGACGACTTCGAAGTCGCGAAAGCGCCCGAGGCGCAGCGCTCAGGCGGCGCGCGCGACATCCCCGAGGCGCAGCACATGACCACCGACCAGGCCAACGCCAACAGGCTGGTGGGCAAGTTCGGCAAGCGCCTGATCGTGGTGGCCAGCCAGTGGTACGCATGGACCGGCAAGCGCTGGCAGAAGGACGAGGGCGAGGTGTACCGGTTCGGCTGCACGCTGTCGAAGCTGATCCACCAGGAGGCAGACGGCTGGCGGGCGAAGACGGCGGCCAACGAGGACGAGCGCACGAAGAACGCGGCCATTGCCGACGCGCTGGTCAAGTGGGCTACGCGCAGCGAGATGAAGGCCACCATCGAGGCCGCGGTGGGGTTGGCCAAGAAGATGCTGACGGTGGACGAGGCCATCATCGACGCCAACCCGTGGTTGCTGAACTGCGCAAACGGCACGGTTGATCTGCGCACGGGCGAGCTCGCCGTGCACAACCCGGGGGACTACATCACGAAGCTGGTGCCGCTGGACTACGACCCCGCCGCGCGGGCGCCGATGTGGGAGGCCGTACTGGCGCGCGTGACGCTGGAAGAGGGCATGACCACTCGGCCGCTGGTCAAGTTCCTGCAACGCTGGTTCGGCTACTGCGCCACCGGCAGCACGCGTGAGCAGGTGTTCGTCGTGCACTACGGGTCGGGCAGCAACGGCAAGTCCACCGTGCTGGACACCGTGGCCGACGTGTTGGGCGACTACGCCGCCACCGCAGCGCCCGGCCTGGTGGTGAGCGCCGGCAAGGACCGCCACCCCACCGAGATTGCCGACATGATGGGCCGCCGAATGATGACGGCGCACGAGACGGGCGAAGGCGGGGTGTTGCGCGAGGACTTTGTGAAGCAGGCCACCGGCAGCGACAAGCTGAAGGCCCGCTACATGCGCGCCGACTTCTTTGAGTTCAGCCCCACGCACAAGCTGCAACTGCTCACCAACCACAAACCGGTGATCAAGGGCCAGGACAACGGCATCTGGCGCCGGGTGCTGCTGATGCCCTACCTGGCCCGTTTCGGTGCCCAGGAAGAGGTCAACGCCGGTCGGGCGCACTTCATCAAGGACACGCGCATCGCCGAACGCATCAAGGGTGAGCTGGCCGGCGTGCTGCGCTGGGTGGTGGAGGGCGCCAGGGCCTGGTTCCACGACGGGCTACAGGCCCCTGACGCAGTGCTGGCCGCGTCGCGCGACTACCAGACCGAGCAGGACCGGGTGCTGCAGTTCGTCAATGAGTGCTGCGAGCTTGGCCCGAACTTCAGCGAGCCGCTGGCGTTGCGGGGCGGTGGCGGGCTCTACACGGCCTACGGCGGGTGGTGCAAAGAGTCAGGAATCTACGCGCTCAGCAAAACGCGGTTCAGCGATGAGCTGGAACGGGTGGTGCCACAGCTTGCAAAAGATCGCAAGAAAGTCGCGGGCGAAAACGGAACGCGCAAAAACGTGCAGATGTTTACCGGCATTCGGCTGCTCAGTGACTTCGATTAGCGCCGTATCTTTGCCTGCACGTTAACGAGGTAACGTAATAGCACGTTAACACATTAGGAGTGCTACATGACCGACATCACCCGCCGTTACCCGATACCTGCCCCGAGGGTCCGTCAGTCCTTTCCGTTCGCCGGTATGGGAGTTGGTGACAGCTTTTCGGTGGCAGCCCCCCACGGCAACCAAACGCTGCAAGTTCGTTCGGCAAGGGTCGCTATGGTTAAAGCAGCAAAGAAATACGGATTCAAATTTACTAGCAGGCTGGAAGGCGCAGAAGTTCGCATATGGCGGATCGCCTAAGCGCATTGGTGTCCCCTCTGTCCCCTGTTTTTATACGGTTTTGGTATTTCGGCTCTAAGAGAGACTTCTAGAGAGTAGATAGGAAAATCGATGTTTTTTAGGGGACCGAGGGGACAGTTGGCGAGGGCACCACGGGAATGCGCAACAAACAGCACGAAAGGACTTGGGATGGTGGGCATCAACAAATCTGCAAAAAAGCGCATGGTGGCCGTGAACGAACGCGGGCACGTGGTTGGGCAGGACCACCCGCGCGCCGTGCTCACGAACCACGACGTGGACCTGGTGTTTGAACTGCGCGAGCAGGGTCTGAGCATCGGCAACATCGCCAAGGCGATGGAGGTCAGCAAGGGGTGCATTGCCCACATCCTGGCCGGGCGGACTCGGGGCCATGTGGTGGCGCGCTGGGCCGTATCGTTGCGCCGGGGGACTTGAGCAGAATGTCAGGTATGGGACGCAAGACGATTTACACCCCAGAATTGGCCGAGCAGGTGCTGGCTGAACTGCGCTTGCACGGCAACACGACCAAGGCAGCAGCAGCGGTGGGCGTTGACCGGGCCACCGTCACCCGATGGTGCGAGCTGATCCCTGAGTTTGAACCCCTGTACGCGCGAGCTAAAGCTGAGGGCATTGACGCGATGGTGGAGGACACCATCAGCATCAGCGACGAGCCGCCGCCTTGCACCGCGCGGGGCAACATCGACACGGGGGCGGTGGCCCACGCCAAACTGCGCATTGAAACCCGCCGATGGTTTGCTGAACGCCTGGCATCGCGCAAGTACGGCGTGCTGCAGAAGCTGGAACACACGGGCGCCGATGGCGGCCCGATCAAGCAGCAGGTGGTGATCGCCACCGGCGTCCCCACGGACGACGACATCAGCGACTTGGTGTGACAGTCATTGACCTGGGCTACCGCCCCCGCCCTTGGCAGCGCGAGTGTCACCTCAAGCGCAAGCGCTTCACGGTGCTGGCGCTGCATCGGCGCGCAGGCAAGACCGAGTTAGCCCTGCGCCAGCTGCTGGACAGCGCGCTGCGTTTCACGCAAGACCTGGGGCTGTTCTTCTACGTCGCGCCGCAGCTCAAGCAGGCCAAGGCCATCGCGTGGGCGCGCCTCAAGCAGATCGTGGCCCCGCTGGAGATGCGCGGCCTGGCCGTGGTCAACGAGTCCGAGCTGTGGGTCAGGCTCACGACAAACGACGCGATGATTCGCTGCTACGGCGCCGACAACCCCGACGCAATGCGCGGTGTGCGCCTAGACGGCGCGGTCATCGACGAAGTGGCGCAGATCAAGCCCGAGGTGTGGGACGAGGTGCTGCAGCCCGCGCTGTCCGACCGCAACGGCTGGGCGCTGTTCATCGGCACACCCAAGGGCGTCAACCTGTTCAGCAAGCTGTTCTACGACGGGCGCACGCTGCCCGACTGGCACAGCGCGCTCTACACGGTCTACGACACCGACGCGCTGCCAGCGGCCGAGGTGGCCCGCTTGCGCGCTGCCATGCCCGAAGGCGCATTCGCGCGCGAGTACCTGTGCGACTTCACCGCGGCGGGCGAGTCGCAGCTGTTGAGCCTGGCCGACCTTGAGCTCGCCTGTTCGCGTCACCTGCGCATCAGCGACTACGACCACGCGCCACGCATCCTGGGCGTCGACCCGGCACGCTTCGGAGACGACCGCAGCGTCATCTTCCCGCGGCAGGGCCTGCTGGCCGGCAAGCCCAAGGTGTTCCGCGGCATCGACAACATGACGCTGGCCGCCCACGTGGCTGAGATGATCGAGACGTGGCATCCCGACGCAGTGTTCATCGACGAGGGCAACGGGGCGGGCGTCATCGACCGGCTGCGCCAGTTGGGTCACAGCATCATCGGCGTGCACTTCGGCGGCAAGCCCAGCAAGCCGCAGTACGTCAACATGCGCACCTGCATGTGGTTTGAAATGGCCGAGTGGGTGAGGGCGGGCGGCGTCATCCCCCGCGACAATGACCTGCTGCAAGACTTGGCCGCACCCACCTACTACTTCACGCCGTCCGAGTTGATCGCGCTGGAATCCAAGGACGACATCAAGGCGCGCATCAAAGCGAGCCCCGACATGGGTGACGCGCTGGCGCTGACGTTCGCTTTCCCGGTGCGGCGCGCGCCCGCTCTACCGTCCGGGGCCGCGCCACGCTCGCCCATGGACGACTACGACCCCTACGCCAACCTGTAGGCCCGTATCGTTGCGCACCGGGCTGCGCCGCAGAATCCTGGCCCATGTGCGCAATCGGCAACTCCTCAACCATGAGCCTGGCCGGCGGCACGGGCGCCACCGGTGACGCGAGCGCGCCCAGTGTGCGC